CCCGGAGACTATGCATCCACACTTATTTATACTCGCTGTGGCCTCATAGCTGCTGTGCCATGACACCTGCTAGCTTGAGGATGATGTGGCTGCTACGCCACACCATCTGCCCTACATTTCCATATCCGCACATCCGCATATGTACAGTCCACACTTTAGACACTGTACACATTCACAATGTACTCTCTCACAATATGGACACGGCTCATCAAATATGGCTCGAACCTTTTCAATGTCTTGTTCACACAATGTGAATCGGTCCAGACCATATGTGTAATATAGTTGCGCTTCCATATCTAGATTGTATCTATTAACATCGGATAGCGGGATACCATCCTCCACCATCGCTTTCCGAATGAGAACATTATGAAACTGTATAATGTCAGCATACCTAGGATGATCTTTATATTCTATCAACATGTTACTTTCATCCAAAGCATCACTTAACCCGGAGTTCGAGATCTTATTCATGAGCGTCATTGTCGATTTCTCCAGATTGTCCAAATACCATAGAACATCAGTGCATTCATTGTCTTTATAACCAAAGATGCTTGACAACCATGAAATTGGTGAATACTTTCTATCATCAACTACAGTAACGACTGGAGCTGGATCACGTTTCACCGTATGTCCCATTGATTCCAAAGCTTTTGTAAATAGCCCATCTGGTTTAGTGACCTGATGAAACATCTCTGCATTCACAAAACGATTTGATTTCTTATCTGGTATGCGGCGTAATTTCTCAGCTAGTTCATATTCACACTTTCGAGGGCCTACGACAAGTTCCTCTGCGTCGTCATCACCTAAAGAGGCTTGTTCCTGAAATGGGTTAGCCAATGCCAAAGCTGATGATTCAACTCTCACATAGCCATCTGTTGACGATGTATTAGCCCATCCCGAAAACACCTGACCTTCAAAATCACGTCTGATTGTTAACCCCGAAGGGAACACCAAAGGTGACTTGAGCATAACAGATGCTCTTATCATATACAAGCCACCATCTCCATAACGTCCACTTGGCGTATTACCTTTACAAAGAAATGATCGTCTCATACCATCTCGCAATATAGCGGATCCTAATACTCCTGAATCAAATCCTTTGATGTCACTCTGATATATATTTTCCCATAACTTAAAACGTTCAACAATTGGAGTAACCTTAGCTTTTGTAAATCCTACACCACATTTTGTCGGAAGATTGGGATAATCTGAAACATCTTTACCATTCTGTGGTTTGTACAGTACATGATCAATCAAACTACCTACAAAATCTGGAAATTGGATGTTTCTAAATCTAAAGTCAGCAATCTTTTTGTCTGAATGCATTTCAGTTTTGAGAGTAACACTGACACCAAGAGATATACAATTCATTATCATATCACGTCCATCTGCTTGTATCAACCAATCGACAAATTTACGACATGTATCATCTTCTTCTGCATGAGTTAAACAATGCGCCATATACATGTATATGGCCATTTGTGCAATAGTCACACTTTCCAACAAGTCATAGAACTGCAAGGAATCTCCTCGAGTACCTCCTATATGACCTTCCATTCCAGTCCATTCTTTCATAATCGTATTGGTTGGACCTACACTTGCATGCTTCTCCATAGCACATACATGTGCAAAGAGGGTACGTTTCATTTCATCTCTAGTGAAATCTTCCTCTACTGCACAGCAAGATGAACTCCATCGTGACCATAATCCAGCAAAAAAGTC